CCAAAGTTTGATTCTGGTTTAACTGTCAACTTGGATTTTTCCAATCCCCCATATCTTTGATGAGGCGTTCAATTTCGTCGCGGTGGTTTTCATGCCACCTATAAAAGCAAGTTTGACTATGAAAAAGACCGTCACGCGATTGTTGAGGTGTTTTATAACTTATACTATAAGAATTGTCACTCCAACTGTACCTATCAATATCAAAAGCATTTTCTGGTAATTCGTCGCGTTCAAAATTGTTCCTTTCTTCTTCGGTGTAAAATGACGTGTTATGGTATTGATGATCTGGTGTCGCGAGAATTCCGCGACTACCATAATTTGCATATAACTTTTTACCACAATTTTGGCAGACAGGTATATCACTCATGCCAAAACCTTTTCTTTAGGTATTTTCACAACCGCCACAATATCACGCTGTGCTTGTCTTAACTTTGCACTATCAAGCAATCGTTGTTTTGCTTCTTCCGATATAATTGAAATGGCTGTCCCAATTTCGTCAGCGTCAAAGTTTACGCAATCATCTAAATCAATCCAATACTTTTTAACTTCACTTAAAAATTTGGATTGGTCGACAATATTATTCATAATATTTATATCTTCTATTTTCTCTTTGAAAATATCTTTTTGTGCATTGTGCATATTAGTTTTTGATCTGTTAAATGCTCTTAACTTCTCAAAATCGCTTTCATTATTAATCATCATAACGCGAGAATGACAACTACCTTGAGGCACTAATAAATAATGACCGCCAAGATTACTAATATCGCTTTCATTAATATCTTGATCGTGATAATTACTATATGATCTTTTACCTGTATATTTAGCAACTTTCAAATCATCAACCGCTGTCATTAAATCTTGCTCTTGTTTATAATAATGAGGATTATTGTCTTTTCCCTCAAATTCATAATACAAGTTAGGATTAACACCCTTGCTCATTAGATCATTATAATATAACGCTGTCATATCGTCGCGGTTATAATTCCAACAATACTGCGTTTCTTGTCTATCTTCAAAACTAGGTTTAAAATAAAAACAATTATCATATTGTGCGAAACTGCCACCATAACCACCGCGAGAATATTTTTTTAATATCTGCATATCATCTTGCGGAAAGTTTGAAGTGACAACTGGATTTATTACATTATCCCAAACTGATTGCTCTAGTTCTCTAAAGGTATCAACCGCGTCTTGCAATAATGTATCTTTCTGCGTCGGTGTTTTTAAAGTAGTATCACGCCACGCTTTTTTAATTGCGTCGCGTTTTGCTTTGTTTAGTCTTATGTCATTTTTATTCATAAGTTCCTTTCTGTTATTATCCTATTAACATGGGATTAATTAATTGTCAAGCACAAAACCAGAATAATCATTTTTGGCTTTACCTTTTGCCAAAAGTCCTGCAATAATATTATCGCCATCAAGAAAACGCAAATCGCTATCGTCAGCATTTACAACTTTGAAACCCTTATATTTTTGCGGTAGTCGTTTTCTAAATACTGCCGAAATATTGCCACCGCGATTTAATATGTCGAAAGCATTATTGCGATTGTCCTCATTAAGAGAGTAAGTCAAATGATAATTACTTGGCAACTCACCATTGATATAAGACAACGCCCTTTTATAAATTTTAGTATAATCGTACCATTGAATAGATTTATATTCGTCTATTAATCCTGTCTTTTCCCAAGATATATCGCTAGTGCCATTTAATCTTATACAAGGTATTAAGTTTTTGTTTTTTGCTTTTAATATAAAAGCGTTTATTTCTTTTCTTAATTGGTCAAGAAAACTATCACGCTCTTGAATGTACCACCGCGTCTTATTTATTCTTCCCTGTTTCACATTAGAAAAAGCACCATGCCCAGCAGTATATAAACACGCTTTTTTACAACCTTGCGAAGCCATAGGGCAAACATTAAAACCGCTTTCATTACTAGGGGCAAGATATAAGACCGCTGTCATATAACCATATTTTTGACCTTTTACTGTTTTTGCGTTGTTATCAATATTTAAAAGTTTTTTAGATTTAATAAATTCTAATTTCTTCATAAATTATCCTTTCTAATGTGAGTATTAAAGGCGTGGGATTTTAGGATTTAACCTGTTTATTTACTATACCCTACTTTGCCACTTTAATACTCATTTATCCTATTAACATGGGATAAAGACAAAGTCAACTATAATAATTTTCTTAATAGCGAAACTTGTTTTTCTATATCACTTATACAATCATAAACATCTTGATCTGGATATTCGTCGCGGTCAGATAATGTTTTACTATACGATCTAATTAAATGAATTAAATCCATATCTAAAATACTCATAAATTCGCCTTTAGATTCTGAATAATGAGGCTTTAAATTGTCCCTGTGCTGTATATCAACAGGTATATTTCTTTTTTCTACTGTTTCTTGTATTTTTAATAATTCACTAACTTTCATTTTTGTTCCTTTCTATTATTATCCTATTAACATGGGATAAATTAAAAGTCAAGAAAAATATTTGGGCGGTGGTTTCGCTGGCATATCATATAACCACGCATTAAGTTAATTAAACTAGTATTGCGAGTCAACACCCAAAACTCTTAAACTTTCGTAAGCAGTGTGGCGGAATTTTCTTTTATCCACAATTATTCTATCCGTCGATAGACCCCTCTGCTTACCAAAGGTTAATTTTGCACAGGACTTATCCGAATAACTCCGTCGCCTGTGCTATGTTAATAAGTGACCGTGTTGAAGCCGTGTATGGTAATCCGTTATTGATAAAAGTTAAATATTATTTTACCACCTTTTATCTCAATTCAACTTGCCGTAGTATTATTAACATTTATCCCATATAATGATATATATTGACAAGTCAATAGCAAAATGATAAATAAATAAAAAAGAAAGGAAATAAAATGACATTAGAAGATTTATATTGGCATAGAGTCAAAAATTTATGGGATATGTATAATAAAATTACAGACGATTTAGTTTATAAAGCCATGTGGGAAAAAAAACTAAAAGAATTAATGGAGAGGGGATTTCGTGGAGAATAAAGATAATTTTGTAATGCCAGATTACTACAACACAAGCAAACCAAAAGTTGAAGAAAAATTAATTAAAAGAGAGTGTTTTGCCTGTGGAAAAGAAAAAGAAATGGGTAAGTTTGAAAGATATTGTTGTGATAGTTGTAGGTCGAGGGCTACAAGATACTATCAGACGCCAAACAGTATAAGTTGGTAAGGAGTAAAAATGTTAAATTGGTTATTAGAAAAACTAGAAGAATGGATAAACGGATCTAAGTAGAAGAATCATCTTCTATTTCTTTAATTTCTACACCGATGGCTTCGCCATTGATAACATTATGATCTCGGATTTCTTTAAGTTTTGCTTCAAGTTCTGGTCTAGTCATGTTATCAAGCGAGGCTGTCACAACCTCTTTTCTATCAACATAAAATCCTGCTAACTGACCGCGACGATATTCTGCATTTATAGCAGGTCCCATTTGTCCATTAGTAACTGCGACATCTCTCAACCGTGACAGTTCTCTAGAGTGTTTGACAAAATCTAATTTACTTGCTTCAGCATATTCACGCTGTAATTCTTCAATGGCTTCTACAACCTTTGGAAAATACTTTGGATTTCTTAAATTACAGGATTGTGATACAGCGGATTTTTCAGAATATCCTGCCTGTTTTGCACATTCTGTCGCCGTCAAACGACCATTTTCTTTAACAAATATTTCTACAAAAGCTCTTTGTTTTGGTGTTAATGCACCATCTCTAATTTTAGGCATGTTTTCATTTTAATACACTTTATCATCTCTGTATAGTATTATTTCATTCAATATTATAATAATAAATATTAAATTGCATTTGAAAAAGGTATATAGGGTTGGTTACGTGTGGTTACGTCTAGGTTACGTGGTAAAAGTAACGTGTTTATTGTTATATTTCAATAGTTTATTGCTATGGTTACGTGGTTACGTCATATTTGTAAAAATAAAAATTATTTTTTTTATTTTAAATTAAAAATACTATACAGAACGAAAGTTATCCACATTGTTGTAAAAATACAACAAAGTTATCCACAACTTTTTACATTTTATCTCATTTAATCCTTTTTTCTCCCATAAAATAGTTTAGAATTAAATAAGATTAAAAAGAAAGGAATAAAATGATTGGTAAAATATTCTTAAAAAAAGAAGAATTAGAGCTGATTAGAGATGCTTTAGAGCATTTTGTTAATTGGAAACAACAATTTGATGATAATTATGAAACCATAGAGGATGGTATTCATACCTTTGGTCACAAATCATACAAAGAAAACTTTAAATACCAAGAATATGAAAACTTATTAACAAAGATAAAAGGATAATATGAACCTTGAAGCACGATTAATTAAACTAAAAATAAAGTACGATAAACTCGCGC